ATGCAGGACGATTTGCTGAGCCAGGCTCTGGCCGCGTTGCAAGGGAACGAAACCCGCCCCTACACCATCAAAGTCGGTGGCGTGGAGCTCTCTGCCAACGGAGCGGACGATCATGCTCGGCTGCTGGACGCACTGAAACACCTCCCTCTTCAGCAACTGGCTTCTGTGAAGAGCGCCGGACCGCTGCTGTCAGAGCGCGCCACCATCCACATCAGTGAAATGCGGCGCGTGGGGCGAAGCGCGAAAAACGTGCTTGATACCGAGCACAGCCTGGGTCTTTTTGTGGCGCTTGTCGGCGACAAACCGGTCGAGGACTACAAGACCGATGATGTCCGAAAGTTCCTGGATGCCCTCGAACACTACCCGAGCAACGCTACCAAGAAGGCGGTGTTCGCCGGCCTCACCCCTGTCGAAGTCCTGAGCAAGGCGCGGCAAGGTGGTCATGAACTGCTGAGCATGCGCACCAAGGAAAAGCATCGGGATCGTATTGCGTCCTTCTTCAACGCCTTGGCAAACGAAGACCTGATCAGCAAGGCGCCTCACAAAGCCATCCTCAATCGTCCCAAGTCGCTCACCGATGAGCCGAGTCGTGATCCGTTTAGCCAGGCTGAGCTCGAAGCGCTACTTGAGCTGAATGCATTCACGTCCTGGGCGAAAAAGTATCCGCATCGATGGTTTGGCACGCTGTTGGGATTTGCGACCGGTGCTCGGGTCAACGAGGTCGCTCAGCTCTATGTTGACGACATCGGCAAGGTCGGTGACTTCTGGGGCGTGCATTTCCGAGGAGCAAAGCCGGATCAGCGCTTGAAGAACCCCCACTCCTCCCGCTTTGTTCCCCTGCCCACATCCCTAATCGACGCTGGGTTCTTGGTCTATGTGGATGAGGTCAAGCGCGCAGGCTTTGAGCGACTGTTCCCGCACCTGCCCTACAACGCCGAAAACGGCTACGGCGACGCGCTGGGTGATCAGTTCCGGGCCTATGCGATCAAGCAAGGGCTGACCCAACGGCTCAAAAGCTTTCATTGCTTCCGACACACCTTGTCCAACTCGCTGGTCAATGAACATGGCATCTCGCTTCCGATTTCCCAACAAATCACCGGCCACGAGCTGACGCTTCCGCCAGGCTTGAAGCATTACGTTGATCCGCCCTCTGTTCCCGCTCGCTTTTCGGCCATTGAGCAGTTTGGCCCTCCACTTCCCCTGCCCACTTACACGCCGGGGCAATTTGATCGGTCGTTCAAGCAGGTTCGCCACATGGAACGACGACGCGAGCAGGCGGCAAAGAAGAGGACGACTAAGGCGCCAACAACAGGGTGGAAAAATTCGATCAAAGAAAGCTGAAAAAATGCCCCAACGCTGGAGCGCTGAGGCATTTGGTATAGAGAGCTTAGAACGCTGCACAACAACAACATCAGATTTAGAGATTAGCCGACGTTCTGCGGAGGACCTACGTCAACAACCGGCATTTTGCCACCACAGCTACCGTAGCAACCGCCACCGATCAATACACCACCACTACTGCCGCCACCTGATCCGGCACTACCGCCGCCGCCCGAGCTACCACCGGTCGATGTCTGCTGCTGGATCTGCTCTGCCATTTCCTGAGCCTTTTTACCGCAGGGCTTTTCGATGTAGACCATAGCACGACCGGTATACATCAAAATCTTGACGGTATAGGACACATACCCTTTATAAGAGTTGGCCACCCAGTTACTTTCACCCAGCACTCGTGACGCAGAAGTATCAAGCTTCTTCATGAATGCTGCGTTGGCTGGATTTGAATAATCACTAAATTTCGGCAGATCGGCCAAACCAACCTGGATGGGCGGCAGTGGCGGCATCGGCAATTCAGAGCATGCAATCGCAATACCCACTAAGCCACTCAAGGACAAAACAGCAAAACCAACCCTTTTTCCAATCCCCATTTCAACTCACTCCTTGATAAAAACAACAGAAAACTATTGCCCCCCGATGGGACGCTTATCCAAAATCGGCGCGACGCCGTGCTTAGAAATATAAATTTGATTTATTGCCTGATTCAGGCGCAAAGCCTCAGATTCGCCAAGCATTTTCTGCTCGGTCGTAAGGGGCTTTGCGATCATGACTTCTCTGGTTATTCCGGCTCGGGCATCGCCCCGCATTTCCGCCACACGCGACACCGCATAAGCCGCCACAGGATCGCCATTGGCACTCCCCCCCTGATAAGACGCAAGCATATTCAGTGCAAAAAGGTTGCCTTCCGCTCCTGCATCCACAAGACGTTGTTGAGCTTTTGGATCGGTTGGCAGCAGCCTCGCGTCAAGCATTGCTTGTGCCGCGATATCACCTGCCTCGGCAGCTTGCTTGAGAAGCGCCGCTGGAGCGAGCATATAAGCTTCTAGCTGCTTCTCGTTTGGATAGCCATGTCGGTCGAGCCACTTTTGCTCGGCTTTGCTTTCGGCAAATCCCGGATCATTCTCGAAACTCATTCCATCGCGTGTTCGAGGAATTTCAGGAAACGGGTGTCTAATGCTCGGTGCCGACGACTGAGTAAAAGACTGGGCAGATGCAGCCAAACTGGAAGAACCCGACATTTTCTCAGTCGAAGATTTATTTTTTTCCGAGCTTACTCCATGCTGAGGGGCTTCATTTTTTCTAGCCTCCTGCATCCAAACAATGCCACCCACAACAACAGCTAAAACAAGGGCACTTAGCCCAACTGCTTTATTACTCATGACGACCTTAAGAGTATTTCCGTTACAACTGCACGACGTGCAGTCCACTTTCCTGCGTAAATTCTGCGGCCGCGTTCGCTTGATGTCAATTAGTGCTTCACGAACCTTGCGAAGAAGGGTTGCGAAGAACGAAGTCAAGCTTGAACTGTCTTTTAGCCTCTACAATCCCATTCATCCGATCGCTCACAAGAGCTTGTACGCTTAATAGCGTTCAGGTCACGAATATTTGATACGCCCAGGGTTCCGTAGACACTCAAGACCCTCGTTGCGCGTAGCGCCGTTCAAACTCTACAGGGGACAAGTCGCCAGTTGAACCGTGGCGGCGGTTGGGGTTGTAGAACATCTCGATGTAGTCGAATACCTCGGCGCGAGCGGCGTCCTTGGTGGGATAGGTCCGCCGCCTGATCCGCTCGCGTTTGAGCAGGCCGAAGAAGCTCTCCACGGGTGCGTTGTCGTGGCAGTTGCCACGCCGACTCATGCTGCACACCAAGCCATGGGACGCCAGGAAACTGCGCCAGTCATCGCTGGTGTAGACAGACCCTTGGTCCGAATGAACCAAGCAACCAGCGTTGGGTTTGCGCCGCCACACCGCAGACAACAAGGCCTGCACGACCAACTCGGTGTCGGCCCGATCGCGCATCGCCCAGCCGACGACCTGCCTGGAAAACAGATCGATCACAACAGCCAAATACATCCAGCCTTCATGCGTGCGGATGAAGGTGAAATCACTCGCCCAGGCCGTGTCCGGCTCCGTCACGTCGAACTGTCGGTCAAGCAGGTTGGCAGCCGCCTTGCACTGCATCCCTCCATGGAAGCGCGGTTTGCGACCATAGCCCACCTGGGCACGCAGTCCCTCGGTGCGCATCAGCCGATGCACCCGATGGCGACTACAACGCTCACCTAGATCGCGCAGATCCGTGGTGATCTTGCGATGCCCATAAACACTGCCGCTGGCCAGCCAGTGGTGCTTGATTAGTCCAAGCAAGCGATCATCTTCCTTGGCGCGCTCACTGTCGGGCGAGCGTAACCAGGCGTAATAACCCGCCCGGTTGACCCGCAACACCCGGCACATCACACACACCCTGAATTCCCCGCAGTGGGCTTGCATGAAGGCGTACTTTGCCTTTACCCCTTGGCAAAGTACGCGGCGGCCTTTTTTAGGATGTCGCGCTCCTCGGTCACTCGACGCAACTCTGCCTTTAGCCGCCGCACCTCGGCGCTCTGGTCCACCTCGGCGCGCTGCACTACGCCAGGCTTGCCGAACGTGCGCAGCCAGGCGTACAGGCTGTGCGTGGTGACACCCAGCCGCTCGGCGACTTCTGCCACCTTGAACCCACGATCAGTCACTTGCCGGACCGCCTCGATCTTGAACTCATCCGTATACCGCTTGCTGCTCATAGACACCTCCGAATCGACCATTTTCCATGGCCATGAGATGTCTAGGAAACCCTGGGCGTATCATAGTCGCTCAAGGTCCACGCGCGAATAATTCAACTTCGCACGTGGACCTCCTATGGCTTCTTTCACTGCTGTCGATCTTTCAAAACTTCAAGCGCCAGACCTCATCGAAGCTCTGGACTTCGAGACGATATTTACCCAGGCGATTGCCCAGTTTCGCCGGCTCATGCCGGAGTTCTCCGCACTCACCGAGTCGGATCCCGTCTACAAGCTCTTGCAGTTGTTCGCGGCCCGCGAGCTGCTGATCCGCCAGCGCGCCAACGACAAGGCACAGCAGACCATGCTGGCCTTCGCCACCGGCACCAACTTCGATCACCTCGGCGCATTGTTTGGTGTCGCGCGCCTGGTGCTTGATCCGGGCCAGCCGGGGAACGGCATTGCACCGACCCATGAGTGGGACGTGGACTTCCGCCGCCGCATCCAGCTGGCTCCGGAGGGGTTCAGCGTCGCCGGCCCCGAGGGCGCGTACATCTATCACGCGCTCAGTGCCGCAGCAGATGTGATGGATGCCAGTGCCACCAGCCCCGCACCCGGGCAAGTGCTGGTCACCATTCAATCGCGCACTAGCGATGGCACCGCGCCGCAGGAACTGCTCGACGAAGTGGCCGCCGTCCTCACCGATGCCGATGTGCGCCCGTTGACCGACGAGGTAGCGGTCCAGAGCGCCGAGATCGTCCTATACGCCATTCGCGGGCGCGTCTACACCTACGCTGGCCCGGACTCGGCGGTGGTCATGCGCGAAGCCCTGCGCAGCCTGCAGGCCTATCTGGCCGAGGCCCACCGCATTGGCCGCGACGTCCCCGAGTCGGCCATCAAGGCCAAGTTGTTCGCCGATGGTGTGCAGCGCATCGAGCTGGACCGGTAATCCCCCCGCGAAGTAGCAGACGCCAGAAGTGGAATTTTCTCGTATCCTTTTCCGAGGAGGTTCCATGAAGACATCCCGCTTCACCGACAGCCAGATCATCGCCGTACTCAAGCAGTCCGAGGCTGGCACGCCGGTGCCGCAGTTGTGCCGCGAGCACGGCATCAGTTCGGCCACGTTTTACAAGTGGCGCAGCAAGTTTGGCGGCATGGATGCGTCGCTGATGTCCCAGCTCAAGGAGCTGCAGGACGAGAACCGGCGCCTGAAGAAGATGTACGCCGACGCCCAGCTCAGTGCCGACCTGCTGAAGGAGGCGATGGCAAAAAAATGGTGAGGCCATCTCAACGTCGGGAGATGGCCCGAACAGCGGTCGAAGTCGGACGCACGAACATCCGGCACGCCTGCCAGACCTTCGAGGTGAGCGAGACCTGCTATCGGTATCAGGCCAAGGCGTGGGACGAGAACGCCCGGATCGCGGACTGGCTGGTGCGATTGACGACGACGTATCGCGATTGGGGCTTTGGCCTTTGCTTCCTGTACCTGCGCAACGTGAAGGCCTTTGGCTGGAACCACAAGCGGGTGTACCGGATCTACCGGGAGTTGGAGTTGAACCTGCGGATCAAACCGAAGAAGCGACTGGTACGCCAGAAGCCCGAACCGCTGGCGGTACCGGAATCGATCAACAAGGTCTGGTCGATGGACTTCATGCACGAGCAGTTGGCCGATGGTCGCAGCTTCCGGTTGTTCAATGTCCTGGATGACTTCAATCGCGAGGGGCTGGCGATCGAGGTGGACCTGTCGCTGCCATCGGCCCGGGTGATCCGATCGTTGGAGCAGGTCATCGAGTGGCGCGGCACGCCGCGCGTCATTCGCTGCGATAACGGGCCCGAATACATCAGCGCAGCACTGCTGGCGTGGGCGCAACGCAACGGCATTCGCATTGAGCACATCCAGCCGGGCAAGCCGCAGCAGAACGCCTACGTCGAACGCTACAACCGCACCGTCCGCTACGCCTGGCTGGCCACAACCTTGTTCGACACCATCGAGCAAGTGCAGGACAAGGCCACGCGCTGGCTATGGACTTACAACCATGAGCGCCCCAACATGGCGCTCGGCGGCATCACGCCAGCGATGAAACTGGCGATGGCTGCATAACTCCACTTCTGGAGTCCGCTAAAAGCGGGGGATTACCGAAAAGCGCATGTTATTGGGTTTTACCAAAGAAGATCGTCACATCACAGAAAACATAATCCTAAGTCACCTTGGGGATGGCTAGTCTCAATAAGACCCCTGTTACTTAGATGATCTGTGCGGCTCAACTGATTTTCGCGAAGAAAAACGCTGCCAAACGAAGTGGCCTCCATTGCTCCTTCCCGCCTGAATTGTAGTCTCGGCTGTGAGTGACTAGCTGTTTAAGAAACTTCCCACGCACCCCACGCCACGCCAATCGAACGGAGAAATAATGAGCACTTCACCGCACTCAACCTCACGTACTGCACGAAATAAATTTTTGTTAGTTGGTGCCTTGCTAGCCACGGTACTCGCCGGCGCAGCTTCTGCAAGAGACATGGGTGCGTTCTGGCAAGCAAGCGAGATGACCTCATACAATGAGGATGGCCCATCCAGATCTGAGATTTGGAGCAACCAATGGAAGTATGGATATGCCAGGTGCAAGGGCGGCTTTCCACAAACAAAGTCAGTACGTCTCGGAAGGACGAGTGCAGATTTGATCGGGTCAGGTAAATTTAATGTCACTGGCGAGTGGATTTGCGTAGACAGGTAATCATATTTTCTGAATTCACAACCAATTACTTGATCGTGGCAAATGCCTGCACTGATTTTCAGTAATTAAAACGCAACTCCTTTAGTTCAGACCGCCTTGTAAAGCAGCGCTCTACAAAGCGTTTGCATTGGTCTGAACGACCTGATGGGGAACCCTACCTGGGTTCCCCATCGGTGCCACTATGGCTTCTTTCAATGCAGTTGACCTCTCTAAGCTGCAGGCGCCGGATTTGATCGAGGCGCTGGACTTCGAGACGATCTTCGCTGAGGCTCTTGCCCAGTTTCGCCGGCTCATGCCGGAGTTCTCCGCACTCACCGAGTCGGATCCCGTCTACAAGCTCCTGCAGTTGTTCGCGGCCCGCGAGCTGCTGCTCCGCCAGCGCGCCAACGACAAGGCCCAGCAGACCATGCTGGCCTTCGCCACCGGCACCAACCTCGATCACCTGGGCGCATTGTTTGGCGTCGCGCGCCTGGTGCTCGATGCAGGGCAGCCGGAGAACAGCACCCCACCGACCTTTGAGTCGGACATGGACTTTCGTCGCCGGATCCAGCTGGCACCGGAGGGCTTCAGCGTTGCCGGCCCCGAGGGCGCGTACATCTATCACGCGCTGAGCGCAGCGGCCGATGTCATGGACGCCAGTGCCACCAGCCCCGCACCCGGACAAGTGCTGGTCACCGTCCAGTCGCGCACCGGCGATGGCACGGCTCCACAGGCGTTGTTGGACCAGGTCGCTTCGATTCTCACCAACGATGACGTGCGCCCGCTGACCGACAGTGTCACGGTGCAGAGCGCCCAGATTGTCCCGTATGCCATTCGTGGGCGCGTCTACACCCGACATCCCCCCGCCCTGAGTAGCGGCTTGGTTTAGAGTCCCGGGTTAATGATGGGCACCTCGAACAACCTCGATTCTGCCGTTTGAGATGTTCGGTAAGGCGACAGGCCCCCCTCGCACCTGCCGGTCGAAGGGGCGCGAAGAGCCGACCCATGGCATTTCAACCCCGGATTGCGGCCTGTCAGCCGCCGTTTCCGCTCACGCCGGCACGATCCCCTGGCTCTGCAGCCGCGCCAGCCTCATCAGGTTGTGTGCGGCAACCTTCAGGCCGATCGCCACCTGGGCTCGCGCCAGGCCAATCGTGCGCAGGCATTTGCCTCCCTGTTGGGCGAGTCGGGCAAACGGATGCTCGCCGAACGCCCGATCCTTGGCGATGCGATGGTTCCGACGCTGCTGGGCCAGGCTCAGCGGCTTGTCCGTCTGCCCCTTGTGCTGGATGTCCGCGCGGTAGCCTTGTCGCCTGAGTTCGGTTTCCCGAGCCTGGCTGGCATAGGCGCTGTCGGCCCGTACCGTGCGCCCGGTGTTGACTGGATCGAGCAGCGTCTCGAAGTGCCGGCGGTCGTGCACGTTGGCCGCACTCACCTCGTGCCGCCGGATGAACCCCCAGCGCCGATCCGTGTTGGCGTGCAGCTTGTAGCCGTAATGGGCCTTGCCGTGCTTGAGCGTCCAGCGCGCCTGCACGTCCTTCTGCCGCCGCTTGGCATCGCTCCAGTCCTGCACAGCCTCGCCTCGCTTGATCCGGGCGTTCTCCTCGCGCGTATTGCGCTGGATCGGCGCGCTGACGATGCTCGCATCAATGATCTGTCCACCCCGGGCAATGAACCCGGCCCGCTGCAACTGGCCGCTCACCGCCGCGCTGATGTCGCCGATCAGATCGTTCTTCTTGAGCCGCTCACGCCACACCCAGATCGTCTTGGCGTCAGGCACCTTGCCGCTGTGTTCCAACCCCAGGAAGCGCTGGAAGCTGCGACGGTCCAGCACCTGGTACTCCAGCGCCTCGTCGGACAGGTTGTACAACTGCTGCAACAGCAGCAGCCGGATCATCAGCTCCGTCGGCCACGCCGGGCGACCGCCCTTGGCACCCGTGCCCAGGCGAAGGTGGCCATCGATCACCGCCGCGATCGCGACGAAATCGATGTGCCGCGACAGCAGCTCCAGCGGATCGCTCAACTGCTGGCGCTTGGCTTCGCGCTCGGCCCCGGCAAACAGACTGATCATCGGCTCTTACCCTGGATGGCGGTGGAACTATGATGCCAAGGATCGGGGGTTTTTAGAGCTGCCCTGATATCGGTGTTTGCCAGATGTTGGGCATACGCAGCCGGCGTCATGCCGCCAATTGCTTTCTTGGGTCGGTCCTCGTTGTATTCGCGTCGCTAGCGTTCGATCTCGGTGCGCGCGTGCAGCAACGTCGGGAACCAGTGCTCGTTGAGGCATTCATCGCGTAGCCGGCCGTTGAAGGATTCGACGTAGGCGTTCTGGTTCGGTTTGCCTGGTTGGATCAGCCGCAACTGCACGCCCCGGGCATGCGCCCAGGCGACCATTGCCTTACCGCAAAACTCCTTGCCGTTGTCGGTGCGGATCACCTGCGGCAGGCCGCGACTGTGTGCCAACCGATCCAGGACGCGCGCAACCCCGTGCCCAGAGATCGCGCGCTCCACCTCGATGGCGCCCGCTTCGTGCGTTGCGTCGTCCACGATCACCAGCCACTTGATCACTCGGCCTTCGGCGGAGCGGTCGAACACGAAGTCCATCGACCACACCTGGTTGGCCTGCGCTGGCCGCAGCAGCGGCTGACGCTCGCCTATTGGCACTTTTTTGCGCTTGCGCCGTCGGACCTGTAGCTGCTGTTCGCGGTACAACCGCTCCACGCGTTTGTAGTTCACGATGCGCCCTTCCTGTCGCAGTTTGAGATAGATCATCCCCACGCCATAGCGACGATGGCGATGCGCCAGCGCAAGAATGCGCTCGCGCAGTTCGCCGTTGCGGTCTTGGCGTGGGCAATAGCGCAGCGCGCTGGCGCTCATGCCGATCACTGCCAGCGCACGACGCTCGCTGGCCCCACGCCCGATCCACTCGCGCACCAGCATACGACGCGCCGGTGCGCTCACCACTTTTGTCGCAACGCATCCTTGATCAGGTCGTTCTCGAACAACTGCTCGGCCAGCAACTTCTTCAGCCGCGCGTTCTCGGCCTCAAGGTCCTTGCGCCGCTTGGCATCGGGCACGCTCATGCCGCCGAACTTGCTACGCCACAGCTAGTACGAGGCCTCGCTGAAGCCATGGCGCCGGCACAGATCCTTGATCGCCACGCCGCCTTCGGCTTCGCGCAGGAAGCCGATGATCTGCTCTTCGGTAAAACGCTTCTTCACGTCCAATCTCCTTGGGGTAGGGAATTGGACTCCAAACTGAGGTGCTACTCAAAATTGGGGGGACGTCGCACCTATGCCGGCCCTGACTCGGCAGTGGTCATGCGTGAGGCGCTGCGTAGCCTGCGGGCGTATCTGGATGAGGCACACCGCATCGGCCGTGATGTCCCGGAGTCAGCGATCAAGGCCAAGCTATTCGCCGATGGTGTGCAGCGCATAGAACTGGATTCGCCTGCAGCGGACATCCGGATCAGCCGCACGCAGGCTGCCTACTGCACCGCGATCGACATCGTGCACGCCGGTATCGATGAGTAACTCCCCGCTGCCGCCCAACGCCACGCCGATGGAGCGCGCCCTGGCCGCCGTCGCCGAGCGCCTGGAAGCCATCCCGCTGCCGTATCCAGACCTGTGGAATCCGGACACCTGCCCGGCCGGTCATCTGCCGTGGCTGGCGTGGACGCTATCGGTGGACGACTGGAAGGCCGACTGGAGCGATGCGGTCAAGCGCTCGCGCCTGCGCAGCGCCATGGCAATCCAGCGCCGCAAAGGCACCGCCAACAGCGTGCGCATGGTCGTCGAGTCGTTCGGCGGCGCGGTGGCCATCCGCGAATGGTGGCAGACCGAGCCGCCAGGCGCGCCACACACCTTCGAGCTGACGCTCACGCTGACCGGCACCGATGGCCAGACCGCCACGTCTCGCTTCGTCAACGAAGTCATCGCCGAAGTCGAGCGCACCAAGCCCGTCCGTTCGCACTTCACTTTCACCCAAGGATTCCAAGCAGAAGCCCGCATCGGCGTTCTCGCTGTTGCGCGGCCAGCCGTCTATCGGCGGTTGCTCATGGATGCCCAGTAACTGGATACCGACATGCCCGGACTCAAGCTTCAAGTTACCACTGCAGGCCGTGCCGCACTGGTCAATGCACCCAACACCGGAACCAATCCGGTGCTGATCAGCCATGTTGGCATCGCGAACGCGCCGTTTAGCGTCTCTGCCGCGTTGACCGCGCTGCCAGGTGAGATCAAGCGGGTAGCGGCGGTGGGCGGGACCGTCACTGCCGACGACACAATTCACGTGTCCATTCGTGATGAATCCGATGCCGTCTATGACTGCTACGGATTCGGCCTTTACCTGTCCAACGGCACGCTGTTCGCTGTCTACAGTCAGCCAGCCCTCTTACTGGGCAAGGCGGCCGCCGCCATGCTACTGCTCGCCCTGGACGCTGTCCTTGCCGACATCGATGTAAAGCAGATCTCCTTCGGCGCAACCAACTTCACTGACCCGGCCGCCACCACTGAAATGGCCGGGATCGTCGAGCTGGCGACGGAGGAAGAAGCCTCTGCAGGTAATGACAAGATCCGCGTCATCACCGCATGGCTATTGAAGAAGATCTTGGACGCTCGCCTGGGTGCCGGTTCACCATCCGCATTCATTCGCGGGCTGCTGGGCGTCACGAGCGCCGCGCTGCACTCGAACTGAAGGGCGCCGCCCTAAAGGACGAAGGTGCCGGCAACAATTTGGATGCTGACAAGCTCGACGGGCAGCACGGCGCCTACTACCGCGCGTGGGAGAATTTGACAGGAGTTCCTGCAACGGCGGTTGCGTGGCCATCGTGGGATCAGGTAGGCAACAAACCGCAAACGTTCACGCCTACCGACCACTCACACGCCAACTACGTGGTCAAGACAGGCGATGTCATGACCGGGCAGCTCACAGTGCCGCGTCTGGCGATCAATCTCAGCGGCGGCGCGCAGGGTGCGTTTGATGCCGTCGTCTCAGCCTCCGGGCGAGTGCTCATGCGTGATTACAACGACGGCACGCCAGTCATTGATTTCGTTAATACGCAGAACAACGCCTGGGTGGTCGGTCGCATCCGTACGGGCGGCAACGCGCTGTACCTCGAAACCACGCAGGTCGCCGTCACGGGCGCAGGCTCGTTTGGCGGATCCGTGCATGCCGATAGCTTCGGCTCCGCGTCTGGCTATTTCATCAGCAAGAGCAACGTAACTATCCTTGGGGCCGAGGGCGGCGCAAGCATCTACCTTCGTCCTAACGGTGCCTTCAGCGGCGCGGCAGAGGCAGTTCTGAACACCGCAGGTAGCCTGCTGCTGCAGCCGACCGTGAGCAGTCCAGGCAACGGCGTCAACAGCTTTGCCCACCTGAGCTCAGGCAGTTTCGGTGGCGGCTTCGGGCTGATCGATGGCGGCTACAACATCGGTTTCTGGAGCGATAACGGCCACCTTCGCATCGGCATGGCGACTTACAACGGCACGTTGCAGCAGCGCATGGGGCTGTCCACATCTGGCGCGCTGTCTGCCGTTGGCGGTTTTGACTTCGGCTCCTCTCGCAAGCTCAAAAACATCATCGGCGCATTGCCTTATGGTTTGGCCGAGGTGGAACAGGTCACCACGCTGCTGGGGCGCTACAAGGAGCAGTACAACCCGGATGGGCGCGTGCGCCTGTTCTTCGATGCAGAGCAGTTGCTGGACCTCATGCCTGAGACAGTGGACGCACACGGCGTGAGCTTTGACGGCGAGCTGGTCCCGGCGGTGCACATCGATCAGCTCCTGCCGGTCGCATTCAATGCCATCAAGCAACTGTCCACCGCCGTCCGGCGGCTGCAGGCAGACCTCGCTGCCCCGTCCTGCAGCCAGCAACGTGGTGCAGATGGGTCTGCGACTGACAGGGGGTACGGGGCGATGACACAGAACCTGCAACGGCAGGCCAGCAGCGAGTGCATTACGGATACGGCTCACGCGGCGGTGATTGTCAGTGCGTTGAGTCATGAGGGATTGAGCGTCCAGACCGCTGACGGTAGACCAGCGAGGCTTGCGGTTGTCGATCAGGATGGGCGCGTTATAGCAGTTGGCCAAGAGATCGCTGCTGCGGCCTTCGATGCGGCCGTAAAGTCGTACCGCAACTTCTTAATCGGCAACGGCCACCTGCGCATCCTGTCGAAGCCAGTACCCATATAA